TTAGAATAACAAACTCTCCTGATTGCATATGGAGTAGATCCTTGCTTTGAATCTGCTGGCTCTACAGAACAATCTAAAGCACCCACTCGTATAGTTCCTTTTTTCCTCTCATGAATGCCAGTGAATCCTCTACTAACCCCCCCACAACGATTAACATAATTCGTTGTGGAACTATACCAATTATTAAAATCTACATCAGTTTCATCAGAAAACTTTTGATTTTGATTTCCTGCAGATGTTACAACGATACATCCAGCAGCAATGGCATTTTCTGCTGAAGCACTTGTTGTTGCAGAATGTGGAGTATATTCACCGCTGCCAGAATAAGCAGATAAAGCGGTTCCCCCACCAGTATTATAAGTAAAAGATTTTGTATTTCTGCAAGCACCAGCATTTGCCTGAACAGTGAAACTACTTCCATTGCCAGTATAACTTAATGTTGCACCTCGATATCCATGACTATATGGAGTACCATTTGTATTACCAGTTGTTGAAGTCTGACCCCAACTATTATTAATAATCGTAGGATCTGGATTTCCATTCTGAGCAATTCTTTTTGCCTGGTGCCAAATAGTACAAATATCCAGTGCTGATGACCCAGCAATATATCCACCTACTCCACTAAGAGAAATTCTAATATTCCATAAGTTGCACTCAAATGCTAATCCAAAAGATTTACCACCGATTTGAGAAGCACAAGCAGTCCCATGACCATCAACCAATTGATTACTACTCGCATTAGAAGTTTTAGTTGCTACATGAGGAACAGTATATAAAGCAGTTACCGAAACTGTTCCTAAACTTTGAAACGCAGCAGAGCGACTAGCTGCAGTGCTCCACCATGCAGCAGCTGCAGTTGTCACAATACCAACTCCAAGATTCACGCCATCCACAATCTTAGTATAAGTTAAACCCCTACTTGTAAAGTAATCAGGATCAACTTTATATGGACCATCAAGAATTACATCTTTAACTCTATAAGTTCCATCTGGACTTTGAAATTCTGGATGCAAATGAGCAACTCCAGAATCAATAATGACTGCATCAACTCCTCTACCCGTCAAAGAATATTCAACATCACTCTCAGCATACGTTGTGCTAGTAACACCAACTCCTTTAAATGGCAAACTCGTGGGATTAGTAACAAATAAGTGAGACCAATTAGAACGAGTCTCATTTAGAAAATAAGTTGTCTCAGTATCAAAAGCAGCGACTAATTCAGGTTTATTAAATGCAATTGGTTTTTTATATCTTAGAGTATCGGTCGATTGTGGTTGCGGATACTTTTCTGGATTCAATTCCACACTTTCAATTTTAGGATGAGACTTGAGAACTTCTGCCTCTTCCTGACTCATCAAATAAATCGAAGTTCTAAGAGAATGTTCTTGAGTGTTTATGCAGGGTATTGCCCTATTTGGAATTCCATCAATCTCATTTTCATTGATGATGTAACCATGAATCTCTTCCCAATCTCCAGCATCCTCAACAACAACAATATATTCATCAATAGGGTCTGGAGAATACTCTATGACAGGAGTTTCTGGAGATAGAACAATCTCAACATCTTCTGATATGGGAAGTAATCGTGTCATATTAGAGTAGTGTAGTTCTTACAAATCTATAGGTTGTTAATCCTGTAACACCTGCCTCTGGAGTTGCTTGTAATTTACACACTCCAGCAGAGACTGTAGCTCCAACAGAAACAACAATCGATGGGTCATACATGATTGCATATTCTTGTGAATATGCGGTGGTTCCGTTTTGCATGACAAGAACTTTCTGAGATTGAATATAAGTTCCATATCCAACATGGAGTGTATATTCTGCTGTCTTAAAGTCAGTTGTTGCGATTGTAAAGCTATCAATATCAGTTGCAACTCCAACAGTAGAATTGAAGGTTCCAAATCCTGTTGATACTCCGTATCTCTCAACTTGTAGTTTTGATACTGGATTTGTTGTAGCAATGCCAACATTGGAAAGTGTATGAATGCCAACGCCAGTTGCTACCCAGTAAGATTCTCCACCCCCACCACCAGCTCCTGCAGGTCCTTGAACACCCTGAATTCCTTGGGCGGCGGCAGAACCTGCTATACCCTGTGTTCCCTGGGATCCAGTAATACCTTGAATTCCTTGTGTTGCTGTTCCAGTAGTTCCCTGAACACCTTGAGTTCCTTGAGTTCCTGCTCCAGTAATACCTTGGATACCTTGAGTTCCCTGAGTTCCTTGAATACCTTGAATACCTTGAATACCTTGAGAACCTTGTGTCCCTGCACCAGCGATGCCCTGAATACCCTGAGTTCCTTGAGTTCCTGTTCCAGAAATACCCTGGATTCCCTGAGTTCCTTGAACACCCTGAATACCTTGAGTTCCTGCTCCAGTAATACCTTGGATTCCTTGAATACCTTGGATACCTTGAGTTCCCTGTGAAGCTTGTGTTCCTTGGACACCCTGAACACCTTGGGTTCCCTGAATACCTTGAGAAGCAAAGGCACCATCATTTCCCTGAATACCCTGAGCACCAGGTCCTCCAGTTGCCCCACCAGTTCCCTGAGAACCTTGAATCCCTTGACTTCCAGTTCCAGTTGTACCCTGAGTTCCATTAGAACCCTGAGTACCTTGAATACCTTGAACCGTCGCATCAGAACCCTGAACACCTTGAGTCCCTTGAACACCTTGCCCACCAACAACACCTTGAATACCTTGATATCCTTGGGCAGCTGCTTCACCTGATATTCCCTGATTTCCCTGAGTTCCATTAGACCCAGCGACACCTTGAATACCTTGATATCCCTGGAAAGTTGCAGATCCATCATTTCCCTGGACACCTTGACCACCTTGAAGACCCTGGTTACCCTGAACACCTTGAGAACCAGTTGCACCATTGGCACCTTGGATTCCCCCAGAACCTTGAGTTCCACCCTCACCCTGAACACCCTGAGTTCCTTGAGTTCCTGCCCCTATAGTGCCCTGAATACCCTGAACACCTTGACGACCTTGTGTTCCTTGAGTTCCACCGTATCCCTGAACACCCTGAATACCCTGGCGTCCTTGTGACCCCTGAGTACCTTGAGTTCCTCCAGAACCTTGAGTTCCTGCTGTACCTTGAGCTCCAGACCCAGTAACACCTTGAATACCTTGAGTTCCTTGAGTACCGCTATCCCCCTTATCACCAGTTCTAGCAAAAGTAATAATTACATCTTCATCGTTAGAAAATGAAGAAGCACTTGCGGTGCTTATACCACAAGGAATTTTAAAATATCCTGTTCCTTCTACACTTGACCCAGTAATAACAAATAAAGCAAAATCAGAAGCGTTTGATTTATTTGTTATTCTAAAATGACCCTTTATTGATGAAGTAGAATCATCAATCGTTCTTAGATAATCCTGAATATCAGTAGCATTATCATCCTGGTCATCAATATAAAGTTCGGTTGCTATACCGACAGAAGCATTGTTTAACTTTAATCTACCAGATCCAGGGTCTGTATCTGAAGTATTAGAGTCAAAAGTAAAGTCAAATGTTACGCCACCAAAATTACCAGTAGTTCCCTGAATACCCTGAACACCTTGAGTTCCTTGAATTCCTTGAACTGTTGATGCACTACCTTGGATACCCTGAACACCTTGAGATCCATTTGTTCCACCTACACCTTGGATACCCTGAACACCTTGAGTTCCATTTGTTCCATTTGCGCCATCTACACCTTGGATACCTTGAATACCTTGAGTCCCTGGACCACCGCCACCTACTACTGTCTCAAATACAAATTTTCCTAAAGTATGATCATACTTTAAATACTTACCATCATAAGCAGAAGCATTTGTTGCAATACCAACAACGTCATCAAGATACTTTAGTTTAGTTTCACCACCGCCACCAACTGTAGCAATTTGCTCCTGAATACGATTGATGAATAAATTATAGTGCTTATTCAGGTCTTCAATCGTTACAAAATTTTGATCTAATGGTGTCAGTGGATCTGTAGTAACTGTTTCTGGTGGTTGATTTAACAAACCCTCTTGAAGGTCATTATAAATTCTTAAGACCTTATCTACTTTCTTTTCAATACTTGGAATATTAAAAAGAAAATTTTCAGATATCTCATCAAAAATTTGCTTTCTCAATAAAGAAAGTTCTTCTTCTACAGAATTAATATGCCCCTTTACCTTCTTAATTGAATTATTATTTACCTTTGATTCTCTTACAACAGAAATTTCTTCCGTTAGAATATCATTTTTTGCAGGAACAGCATCCTCTCTCCAACTATATTTTACAACTTCATTCTCCTTATTTTTTTGCTCATACAAAAAATTCTTGTCACTGTCATTAACGGCAACATCGGTCTTTTTTAATTCAGATTCCAACATCTTAAGTTTTTCATCCAAGTTGGAACCCTTGGAATGTCTTATACTCTTCTTAAAAATACCCATTAATATAAAGGTTTTCTTTTTAATAATAGTATTTATTATACCCTGTATTCCTCTATTTTATCAAGAACTTTGTTGAGATAATGATGGGCTAACCACTTAGGATCATATCCAGACTTATTCATCCACTCTTTATCCAAGTCTGCCTTTAATTTAATAACCTCACACTTGATAATATCTTTGGTCAGGTGTCCGCGTGGCATAATACTAAAAAACTCTGCTGCTTATTTAGCAACAGAGTTAAATATTATGAAGTCTTATATCAAACAGTAGTGCCAACCTTCACATTTGCTGACACATACTCTAGAACATTTTCTGGAGTAGTCTGCTCATAAGGGTCGGTGTCGGCGTTGTCCCGTTGCCCCACTTCCACGAATAGTTTCTCGATGACTCCGTTATCCACGACCGCAGCATAACGCCAAGAGCGATCACCGAAACCAAGGTTAGACTTGCTGACAAGCATTCCCATAGAACGTGTGAAGTAAGCATTGCCGTCTGGGATGAGTTTGACATTAGCAATATTCTGGTCCTTAGCCCAGGCATTCATTACAAACCCATCATTAACAGAGATGCAATAAATGTCATCAATGCCAAGTCCAATAAAATCTTCGTACTTCTCTTCAAATCCAGGCAGCTGATAAGCAGAGCAAGTAGGAGTGAATGCACCAGGCAGACTGAAAATAACCACACGCTTACCATCAAAAAGTTCCGAAGTTGTACGATTTACAAACTCACCAGACTCACGAAAGGTGAATTGAACTTGAGGAACTTGATATCCTTCGCTACGCATTTTAACCTCCATCACCAAACACCAGGAATTACTTGACCAGTGAAAGCATAAGAGGCAACAGCTGCAACGAAACCAAGCATTGCCAGACGAGAATTGAGGATTTCTGCCTCAGGGGTAAAACCGAATTTCATTTTTTTTCTCCTTGATAGGGGTGTTGTTGTTTAAGTTCTGGATTGGGTTGGGAGAAGACCATAGGACTTCTGGTTTTATTCTTGATAACAATAAAAGCGTCGTTCTGATAGGTTACGGTTCCAAATGGCTTCGCCCACTTTGCATTTGCGTCTGGGTGAGTCGCAGTTCCAGTTACTGCTACTCCACCAATCTCAACAGAGAGTTCATCATTCATATCCCACCCAAGTTCTTGAAGGGCAAGTGCAAACTGCCCAAGCATTCCAGCGGTCACAGGTTTTCCTCTTGCTCAGTGAGAATCACACAATCGCTAGTAGGATAGGCAACACATGTGAGTACCCAACCGTCAGCAATTTGGTCATCATCCAGGAAAGACTGTTCTTCATTATCGACGGTGCCACTAATCAGTTTTCCAGCACAGGCAGAGCAAGCACCTGCCTTACAGGAGGAAGGAAGATCGACACCTGCGTCTTCTGCTGCTTCAAGAATGTACTGATCACCTTCACACTGGATGGTGGTCTCAGTGCCATCGGGAGAGCGGAGAGTAACATTATAAGCCATAGTTTAATAAGTTTCTGATAGTTGATTTACGGAGTGTGCCAGTAATACGAGAAAGGCAACACTAGTAATTGTAAAGATAATTGAAGTCATTGTCAATCAATTGTCAGAAGATTCCGAAGAAGAACTTGTCAGTGAGAGCATAAGAAATAAACCCAGCAATAATGCCGACCATTGCCCAACGCCCATTAGTTTTCTCCTTTACTTGATTGGGCGTATCCATCCCATAATTTTCATAGTACATTACGGGCTCTTTAGCAAACATATTTTGCTGCCCATACTCATTCGTTGTTACAGTCATCGTTACATTCGTTAAGAATTGTTACACAATTATATAGCAAAAATAAAGGGGCGTCAAGCCCCCTTTGTTACGGTTTCCCGATTTATTAAGTATAAATGCTTACTATTTGCCTTCCCAACCAGGTGGAAGAGTTCCATAGTAAGGATTCAATTCGAAAAATTGATTCCAATCATCAATCTTATTGGATTCGTTTTTCCAAAAATCCCACAGACCATCATAACTTGATTTATGAAATACATCTACATGTTCTGTATGGATTGTTGATCCAAGTTCAATCTTATAAAGAAATAAAGGGATTGCATAAGTATTGCCAGAGTTATAAATCAAGTCATCTGCAACTGCCCTTGGCTTAACTCCATTATCCAGTTTATATTTGTCACCTCTAACATGCAGTTCAATTAACTTTTGTGCGTGACGACGAGTAATCAAATAACATGCCGTAGAAAAATCATTTACAAAACGACGATGAATTGGAATATTAATTTGTGCTGGATTAATAATCGCAAGTTGAACCACATCATAAGCATACGGAATTTTGGAAAAGAAATCTTTCCAAGTAAATGGCCAATATGAAACTGTGGAAATATCACAATCATCCTCCATGATTAAAGCACATGGAGCATCAGAGGTCTCAACAAAATGCTTAAGAACTTTCAGGTGAGAAGTTACACATCCAACCTCTCCCGAATTCATCATGTCAGGATATCGACCTTTTAGAATTGAACCTAGATCATCTTCTCTACCATCATAAGCAGAGATTCTCTCAAAGTTTTCAATTTCCCAGTACTTAAACTGACCTTCCATATATTGTGCCCTTTCTGGTTGCCCATCAAGATTGATATAATAGATGGGAGGAAGACCTTTAAGTTTATACGCTGCTTTATTCTTGTCCATGGTTCAATATGTTGTTTAAAATTTCGACCTTTTGATTGAATACATTTACCTTACCATCCCATAAAGTTCCACCTCTAAAGTGAAGAAACTTCCCATTCATAAAAGTTTCCATATTAATAAGAGTTTGACCACGATAATCACCCTCAAATACACAGTCTATAGATTCTGGGGTAATATTATTTTCGTTTAAAAAGTTATAAGATTCTCCACCAGTATCACACAGTTGCCCACCAAACGATCCTGGAAAAAATCTTGGTCTCCCAGACATCTCTTTTAATTTAGGCATATTTAAAAGAGTAAATCCTGGCCAAAGATAATTAACATCTTCTCGACTTTGCATATATGAAGATATAACTTTATCTTCCATATAATTGACCATATCAAACTTTTCCATCAAAAAGCAATCACTATCCACAAGGAAAACAACATCATCCATACAAGACCTATAGATGATATTATCAAGTGCATATTGAATTGCATTTGCGTGAGATGCCGAAGGTCCAGCAACATCTGAATTCATATTCTTGATGTATGTTGCATCATACATCTCACAAATTCTCATGAACTCATTGCTAATATCTGGATCCTTTGAATCATCTATTGCAAAAAGACGATAATCACACGTCAGATTTTCTTGGAACTGAATGCATTGCAATTCCAAGAACTGAGGAAAATTAACAACTGGAGAAAAAATACTTAGTTTCATTTCTTCTGGAGAACTACCTGATATTCGTCCATTACCAATTCAAATCCATTATCAATCAGATAAGGAATTGAATATTTTGCCTTACCATAATCAGATTCATCTTCAGCAATAATCTTAGGAGTTGTATTCCTAACATCATCAATCAGAATAATTCCTTTGTCGCTGATTAAATCCCTTTCAACGATAATCTTAGATTCTCTCAAATGAAGTTCTGCAGTTGGTTCAATGGGAGTCATATCCCCAGTGTCCATGTACAGAAAATCAATCTTACCTTCACCGAGTTCTAGAAACTCCTCAGAGGACATAACAACATGCTCAATGTTATCAAGACCTTCAGTTACAACTTTACTTCTACGAATATGACGTGGTTCCAAATCAACAGTGATGAAATCAATATCTGTTCCCTGAATTAATTCACCAACAACACGGGTGAAGCAACCCGCTGCCCAGTCCCACACATCAGGATTTTCTGGTTGCCAAAACTTAATATCATCACTATTGCATCCAGGAAACTTACCATCAACAAAACTGCGAGTTGTTCCAAGTTCAACAATTGTAGTAAAACCATTCTCTACAACTTGGTCCCAGCAATACTTCATTGTATCGTAACGGAACTTAGGAACTCTTCCGTAATACTTTTTAAATTCTTCATCAGTAGTATATTTTGCGTGAGCATTATCCATATACTCTTTATACTTTTCTAATGCATTAGACATTATAGATTTTCCTCCATTGTTGTAGGGTTTTTTCCTTATGGGTTTTACTGCATTCTAACATTATAGCACAAATCTCTTCTCTGTGTGAAACAACAGTTCGAAATGCTTCTGGTATTTCAGAGAAGTCATCAATATAAACTGCAAACTTATCAAAGTATTCATTATACCATTCACATGTCTGAACAGTATTCTGATAGAGACCGCTACCAAACCAATAATTTGGTTGTCTCGAAAGTTTAAATATCAAATCCTCAGATGGAAGAATGACAGGCAATCCAATGCCCATCATTTCAAATGCTGCAAGTTTAGAATACTGCTCTGGTAAAATAAAATATGCTTGATATTTCTTTGCAAGTTCAACAAGTCCAGAGTACCCCCTGTACTTACAAACATCTGCAACTAAATTATAGGAATCAAATAATTTTATACTATCTTGAAAAATTGTGTCATTATGATAGCGAGATATAAGCACATCTCCACCTTTCAATTCATCTCCGTAATCCCCACCAAATCCGATTAATTTCAAATCATCTTCATCAGAAAGCGAAGTATCAATTGAATAACCAATAGGTCTCACAACTTCTTCAGTGATATTCACTCCAAAGTGCTTTGCCCACACTCTTTCAAATTCAGTATATGGAATCACTTTTACATTATCCATTGTTGTTGCTTGAGCGAACAAGGTATGATAATCACTATCACCTTGCATATCATAATTAAATCGATTACAGACCCAGATAATCAATTGGCCAGTAAATTCTTGAATATTCTCAAGAAAAATTCGTGAAAGTGGAGCAGTGTCTGAGGTAATTACAAAATCAAAAGAATTAAAGTATTCTTTGTTCTTTTGCCAAACAGAGTTTGCATAATCTTTACTAATCACATAATGATCTCTCTCAAGGATTTGGTTCCAAATTGAAAGTTTATTGGTTAAATCCAAACCCAATTCATTACAAACATATTGATGGTCCTTCAGGCAACCATAATGGTGTGATAGATGTAGAACTTTTTTCATTGCTCAGAAATCCAATCCTCAAGTTTTATACTCGATTGCCACCCATAAACTCTCTTTATCTTAGATACATTTGCCAAACTCTGCCTTGCTTCCGCAGGTCTTGGTGGAATGTGTGTAATATCACTGGAAATCATCTCAGCAATTTTTTTAATCGTTGTAGCCTTACCAGTTCCAACATTATAGACTTGTCCATAAGTCTCAACATCCTTTTCAGCAACAGTAAGGTTTGCTGAGGCAATATCAGATACATGAATAAAGTCTCTAGTTTGTCTGCCATCACCAACAACAGTCAAGGTTTTTCCATCCTTTCTCTGATCTAGAAAAATTCCCATCACAGGAGCGTATTGACCCGTCTTTGGTTGGCGTGGTCCATAGACATTAAAGTATCTAAGAGTTACTGTCTTCACATTATATAAGTCAGCATACATCTTCATCAAATATTCACCAGACAACTTAGAAACTGAATAAGGATTCAAAGGGTCTGGGGTATCAGTCTCTAAGCAAATTTTATCAGTCAGACCGTAGATTGCTGCTGTAGATGAAAATACAACTTTATCAACCTTAGCAACTCTTGCTGCTTCCAAAACGTGACAAAGACTTGATACATTATTGAGATATGCTTTGTCTGGATTCTCAATACAATAAGGAATGGAAACATCAGATGCTAGATGAAAAATGTAATCACATCCCCTACACATTTCTGTTAGAGTTCCAAGATTATCAGGAGAACTTAAATCAAACTGATAGTTTCTAGCACCAGGATTCCAATAATACTCATCATGACTATTGGCAGATTCATTGTCTATGACCATTACGTCGTAGTCATTTGCCAATAGTAAATCTACCAGATTAGATCCAATAAATCCTGCACCACCTGTAACTAATGCTTTTTTCATAAGATTGCAAACATGTCCTTTAATCTACTTACATAGGTATGCCCATCTCTAATGAAGGACATCGCACTTCTCATTTTCTCTTCAGTGCAGTTTCTAGAATCTTCAACCAGTTTCTGATATAGATTTTCTAGATTGGAATCGGTTGTAAAGTGTTCTCCAAAAACATCGGCAATTTCTGGATGATTTGAACCCGTCCATCTACCATAACTAATGTTCTTAAATAATCTACAAGGATAATATCTACCCTGCACCAAATGGGGAGCATCTCGTATATCAACTGAAATATAAGAGTCTCTTACCATCTGAATGTTTTGATTGATGTCTGGAGCACTGTTAGAGTAAATACCAGACCATCCACCAGGATTCCTAAAATACTTTCCGTGCCTTTCACAGATATTTTTAAACTCTAGGATATTCTGCCCGTTTGGAGTTCCGATAAAATAAATGCTATCTCTCGACTCATCAAACAATTCAGGTTCAACTTGATCGATTTCATCGGGCAGTAAATCAGTTGCCCACATCGTTGTAATTGTCTTCGTCTTTGGATGAAAATAATGGTGCAAACTTATCTTCTGCAACTCATCATCACTTGACCAAGTAATATTATCTGCAGGATTCCAACGATCTGCAAAATAAACAAAGTTAAAATACCTTGGATGCGTTAAGCGATATGGAGTATCTCTATCAGAAAGCCCAAAAGGCAAATCTGCATTGTGATTAAAATACACACAGTCATCTAAAACTGGCATATTCTTACAAACATTATGCTCAGTAATAAAAATAGATTCAGAAAAATCTACATTACTCACATCGTCATCATCATCAAACCATTCAACTTCATATCCAAGATAATCTGCTGCCCGCCAATATCCGAAATGTACATAAGAGTGAGTATGAGTTCCAATCTTATGTCCCCATATTACTACCTTTTTCATTCTTTAACCCTCAATGGTAACCAAAAACGTTGGTCGGGAGACATAAACTCTACTGAAGGATAATCTGTCAATTTACCATCCGTTCCGTTAGAACTGGTTTGATAGAACATAGGTTCATCAAAAGCATATACATCATAATACTTTTGAACATCAGCAAATCCAATATCATGATGATCGGAAATCAAATACCCATGATAGGCAATTCGCTTGCACAAATCAACGTAGTCAGGATTGATATAGAGAATTGCATGGGCACTAACCATATTATAAATGCGAACTAAATCATCATACCCCTCTACTTTGTCCCACTGAACACAAGGTCCAGAGTGAGAGTTCATTCTTCCCCATGAAGAAATTCCTAGATAAACAGCATCTGCCTCATCAGGAATCTCAATCTCATCTACAAAGTTAAGAGGAATGCAATCATCCTCTAAAACAATAAAGGGAGAATCTACTTCCTCCAATGCCAAAGCATGGGAATAAGCACATCCCCTTTTACCTATTGGGTCTTTGAATGCAGAAACCCTAATAACATTTTTGAATCCTAGTTTTTCTAGATTCTCTTCCATCAACTCCCGCCTACGGGATTGTTCATCTAAGTTAATATAAACAACTGGTAGTTCTGTCAGTTTTAACTTCATACTTCACCTCTAAGGGCTCTCAATATACCTTCTTCTAAAGAAATTTTAGGAGTGTAAAAACTTAGCATTTTTGATGGATCACAAACCCGATATTGAACTCCAACAGGAGCAGTTGGAATATGATTCGGAGTTGGACTATATCCTTTCAATGAAGTGACTAAAGAAAACAGTTCATTGAAAGAAGTAGCAATGCCCCAACCAAGATTTACAGGACCTTGAATATCCTCTTTGATTGCAGTATCTACTGCTTCAATTATATCATGCATATGAATAAAATCCCTAACCTGATTTCCATCTCCCCATATATCAAATGGGTCTGCAAGATTTCTAGCTCTATTAATATAAGATGGGAAAGGATAATCTAAATCTTGGTCGGTTCCATATCCACTAAAAGGTCTAAAGACATTAATCTTTATACCTTCTGCTTCTAAAAACTGCATCAAAAATTCACCCGTCAATTTAGACCAACCATAAGTCATATCAGGGTTATTGATATCTGATAAATCAATATCAGTTTCCTTTAATTGATACTTCTGTGTCTGCAGTTTGGTTGGATAGGCAGCAGAAGATGAAAAGTAAATAATGCGTGTTGGTTTAGTTCGAAGTGCCCACTGACACATTTCGGAATCAATAGAAAGGTCAGTTGCTACTGATAAAGGATTATGTTCGATTGTCTGACGACCACCAACGATTGCTGCTAGATGGACTACTAAATCAAACTTATCCTCTGAAGTCTTGAAGTAATCTCTACAATCATTGCCATCTTTAATATCGATACCAACAATATCATGATCAGCATACTTCCTCATGAAGTATTTTCCGACAAATCCTTTATGTCCTGTGATTAATATTTTCATGCTCTGAGTTCAGAATGATTTTTCTTTAGGGCAATAATTTTAGGAGCAAAGGGATAATCTGGATTTCCCATTTGTTCTTCGGCAAAACAATACGAAGGTGTCAGACTCAAAGTGGGTGGATTATCAATCAGGTAACGATTCATCTGTGACTCATCATGCCACAAAGCAATCACACCATTCTCAAGGTCTTTAGTCACACGGTCTGCAAGAACCTCTGCCATCTCAAGAAATCTTTTAGTAGATCCACCATTGAATCCACCAGCGTAATAGTCCTCTCCTTCCTCACCCACAGGGACGTATGCCAGCGACTGTGGGTTTCTATCGTAAGACCTCTGCTCCTTAGGATAGAAGGACTGGTAGGGGTGCTGAGTGGCAACCAGGTCGCTTAGAACCTCATCACCAACCTTATCTACCAGACCCATATCCACATCAAAGTAGAAGCAATAATCAAACTGAGAGATAAACTCTTTTTCTTTTACAAAGTAGTTGTATCTCTTCAGAGTTGGCATTGGCCAAGGTTCGTGGTCAATCTGACAAACTCGCACATTGTCAGATGCTTCAACTTCATGGTCTGTGAAAAGCAAACACTCAATCTCATGTCCATTGAGAAAGTTCTCTTCAATATTATCAAGAAGTCTTTCAACGAACTGAATATACTTGTTTGTTGCAATGGTCAGGATACAGATTTTCATCTTACACCTCAATATAATTTACATTATCAAAAACAAAAAATCCCTTGTCTTTATGTTCTTGAACGGTTCCATGTAAAAAGCAATTGAGATTTACTTCGGAACCATACTTATATTTAATCGCTGCTGCCATGGAGTTTCCTCCAGAGTAGAGACAGAAATAATCCTTTGCACTATGAATGATATCAGCATACTGGAAAATACTCTCAATCTCAAGAGGATTATTTTCAAATTCAAATCCACCTGAAAGTGAAAGTGAATTTACATTTTTAAAAGTTACCAATAATGCATCATCAGGAATAGAAGATTCTACCAATGAAAATAATTTATCAGCATCATAAAATTCACCGACATCATTCTTCAATAAAGTATGTGCAGACAAATCAACAATCGTCTTATCTCTATATTCCTCTAAAAGATTTGGTTGATAATAGATTTCAGGATATCTACCGTCACCTGCAAATCCATGCCGAATTTCTGCAGCAGAAACAATGTTGTCTGTTGTTCCATTTTTAAGATCGGGAGCACATGAACCAATGTTTGCATGATTGGTTGCAACACCTTTTACATAAGGATTGTCTCTCCAACAAAATTCATAAATCTCAGGGTTTCTATATGTATTGTCAGCACTGATATAAAAATTATATCCCTTTTCTGCATACAATTTAGGTAGGGTAGTGAATTGAAGATTGTCACCTAATCCACCCCAAGGTTGTCCAAAAAATACGTTCATTTTCCTTTATTTACAAAGATAAAATCTGTTCCGAAATGAACTCCAGTATTTCCATAAGCCCTATAGAAATTGTGAGTTTTCAAAAAATTATTTACATCATCAAAAAGACACTGCCCATCATACATTGGATTAATCTCCAACTCTGTATGAATCACCTGAACAGTTGAAAGAAGTTTTTCGCCCATTGATTCTAATGCAATTAACTCAGCACCCTGAAGGTCCATCCACATCAAATCAATATTCTCAATTCCATTTTCTTCACAAAAAGAATCTAGTCTCACACAATCAACTTCCAATTCTTTTTGGACGTATTTTTCAATATGGTCATATGTGCCATTTGCTTTATAAAGACTAGATGCACCTCTATTTCCATCAAACCAAGGAGTAACAGTTTTCTCAGGGTCAATAGGATAAAAAGTGCATATTCCATTGTAACTATTCACAGCTTTATTAATGACTGTAATGTTATCAATGTCTTTGGTATTCTCTAAACAAACTTGATAAGAATCTGGGTTTGCTTCAAATGCAAATATCCTTGCATTCTTATATCGTTTGGAGAATTCAATAGACTCCAAACAATGCAAAGAACCAACATCAAAAATTACAGAAACCTCATTTGGATCTCTGAATTTTTGGTTGGCAAAAGTATAAAATGTATCTAAAGATGAGACTTGGTACTGGGTTGTCATTTAAAAAAGTCTTTGTCCGAAATTGCTTTATCATCAATATAATAATCACCGAAGGGTTTCCCTAACATAAGATTAGTAAATTTACAACCCCAGGAAACTAACTGATCATATGTTTCATTATAACATGCATCATATGCTATTCTAACAGAGTTTTTACCTCTGCCCATACCTCTTGCAGTGAAGTATATAATAGTATGCCCATCATCATACAATGAATTAACTTTAGCAATCCTATCATAGAAAGGTTCTGCTAAAGAATAATCACCATATGTTTGAGTGCATATGGTGTTATCAATATCTACAATATATGTTTTCAGTTCAGCCATGCAGAGAAGTCCTTATCAAAGCGTTCGATTGCTTCAGTGCTCTTAGGATGCTCAACCATCTCAAGAATAACGGGAAGACCAGTCGTTACGATATCGGCACCTTCTTTCCAAGCATCAGAAACATCAGTTTGAGTACGGATACTGCCAGCGATAATCTCACAATCTAGGGCGTTCTCATAAATGTAATTCTTGGTTCGGTCAAGAACCTTTGCAACATCTCCACCATGCTGCTTCAGGCGGCAGTAAAAGAGAGAAACGTAATGAGCACCAGCAGAAGCACACAGTTGCAGTTGCTGCTCACTGTAGCAAGCAGTGGCATTGATTTGCACACCTGCCTTGGAAACAGTTTTGATTGCACGAAGACCATCAAATCCAACTGGAATTTTCACATGAAACTTATTGCAAAGAGGATAAAACCTTTCATACATTTCACTTGCTTGACGAACCATGCCCTCATAATCTAGGGCAAACACTTCAGCACTCAGAGAAAGATCTTCACTACCACAATACTCAGCAAGTTTTTGAATTAGTGCATCAAAACTTCCCTTTGGTTCTTTAGCAATAATGGAAGGGTTGGTTGTTACACCTTGAATGGCACCCATTTCATTTGCTTTAATAATTTCATCAAGATTAGCTGTATCAGCAAAAAGATAGTTCATTCGTCCTCTTTAAATACGTAGGTTTTTCCATCTTCAACGATGTTTGAATCTTCATCATCGTCTTTATTTGACCATTCTACCACAATAGTATCCTCCAATGCAATACGCATATGCATCAAACCAGGAGGAATATGAAATACATCTCCTGCTTCTAAAATGATAGATTTATTTTTGGCACGACCAATTCTCATACCAACTTTAAGTTTTCCAGATTGAATATAATAATATTCATCTTTAGTGACGTGATACTCCATACTACTTTGAGTACCCGCTTTCATAAAGACTTCTTTTAAGGTAAAGTCATCAGTAGCAAATACGGTAGTGATGTATCCCCAATACTTCTCTCTTTTTTCTTCACACTTAAGTACAAGAGGAAGTTCTTGCCTCCCGTAACTATTGTCCGTAGTATTTGTTGATTCCATTCTTTCGTTCAAAATGTTTTTTATACAAGTCTCTACTCAATCTACATGGTTGAATATGTGGATTGATTGAGGTGGTGTAGTAAGCCATTTCAGCAATTTCCTCTAACACTATAGCACATTCTAGTGTTCTTTTAGATGAATCTGAGAATACCATAACACCATGCCCAGGCAAAAGGATGGCAGGTATGTTAAGTGGATTTATTTTCTTAGATTGATAAAAATCAACTACGCACTGTCCCAGATTCTTTTCATATTCATCAAGTTCAAACTTTTCTAGTTGTCTAGCAACTGGAATATCAGATAGAAAGTAATCGGCGTGAGTTGTCCCTAAAATAGGAATTGGTTTAAGTGCCTGTGCCCATGAAGTTGCAAACTTTGAATGACTATGAATAACTGATTTAATCTCTGGAAATGCCTTATAAATTTCCAAATGAATTGCTGTATCGACAGAGGGTTTCATACCAGAAATTAATTTTCCAGTATAAAGTTCGACAATACAAAGTTGGCTAAACGTAAGTTTATCAAACTCAATCCCAGAAGGTTTAATAACAATATGCTTACCATCTTCAGTAAGCACACTGGCATTTCCCCAAGTTAGTTTGACTAAACTGTTTTCCTTTAAACTTTTGTTCAGAGATAAACAATCTTCAATTGCCTTATTCATGTAATGGTTTAGATACAAATTCAGCGGCGACTTGGTTAGCAAAAACTGGGTCACCAGTTGCTAGAAGAGCTGCATAAAAACAATCTCCTGCACCAATAGTATTTACCACATTTTCCACAGGCGTTGCTGGATAATTAACACCGTTCATCATGCAACCATCTGCACCTTTTGTTACACAGATATTTGTTACCCGATCTACGTGTTTTGCTTCCTCTTGATTACAGACTAAGTAATCAACCGCCCAATACCTATCATAGTTTGATGTCTTACTCGATACCTGAGAAGAGGCATATGTAATTTTTCCAGAATCAGTTGCATGTTTGATGAATGATTCTGTAATAAATCCACAACGGTAATCAGCAAAAGCAATGATATCAAACTCATCAATATCAAAATTTTCTAAGAACGATTTTGAAAACTCATTATTGACATCATTAACTTGTAGATGATTGTATCGACTATCTCCATGATTAACCCAGTATCTTGTTTTAGTATTATTACGACCCTGGAAAAAACTTTTTACTGGGAGATCATAATGCAACTCAAAAGTATCACAGTCTTTATCAGACATTGATGTTGCAAATGTTACGTCTCTACCAAATCCACGAAGAAACTTGGCAACATTAGCAGCGCCACCAAAATCATAACTGTGCTCTTCAATTACCGTTTTGATTGTTGGAGACTCTAGTGATAGTCCGATTGCCCTAAGTTCTAGAGTTTCATCAATGATGGTATCACCAACAATTAGATACTTTAAATTTTCTCGCATGTTTCAAGTTCTCTAATTTTTTGCATGGTATTGGTTGTGGAATAGTCTCCAACCAAAGGATAAACTTTAACTTGTATAGACTCTGGAATACAGTCTCTGCTTCTTACTTCATCAGCAGTCCATTCAGAACCCTTAACAATTACATCTGGAGAGAGTGTTTGATAGAATTCTTGAAGTTCTTCAGTTGAATCAAAAATGATGACTTCATCAACATAACGATTTGTCTCAAGAACCCTTCTACGATCTTCTTCATTATTAACAGGTCGATTGTCACCTTTGAGTTGTTTTACTCTGCGGTCAGAATCAATAGCAACAATCAGTTTTGTTCCCTGCAATCTAGCAAACTTCAAAAGTTCAATATGGCCCTTATGAAGGATATCAAAAACTCCATTTGTTAAAACAATGCCAGTATGTGAATCAATCTTTTCAACACGCTTGACATGACGACCTTCTCCCCATGCTTCATCTAACCACATTTTGCTCATCTCTCTCATTTCAATCTGAGAAGACAACCACGTACCCAAACAAAGAACATTGGAATCATTATGCTCTCTAGACTTAACCGCAGTGAGTTCATTATGAGCTAGAACAGCACGGACACCAGCAAAACGATTTGCAACGATACTCATACCAACACCAGTTCCACAGATAAGGATACCTCGGTCCGCCTCACGATTACTCACAATTGTAGATAACTGAGCTGCATAATCAACATAATCGACACTCACATCAGAAGTATAAGGTCCAATATCAATAACCCGATATCCTTCTCCCTTAAGATACATCTTTAGTTGTTCTTTGTTCTCGACCCCATTATGGTCAGAAGAAATAATGATCGTTTTCATAGAAATTCAAAGTTACCAAATGGATAATCAACTGTTGATTTATTATAGCATTCTCCACCAAACCAATTTTTGGGGGCAATTACTTTTTTACTTTTTGCTAACCATGCACCCCACCAAGAGAATGATGAATTTGCAATGATGTGATAATCGCATAATGACATTAAGCAAAGATCAGCATCGGTTGTGTTTTCTTCTGATATCAAAAACCTATCATCTTTAAATAAATCCTGCTCTTTACACCAAGATTCATCATCAGAAAAAACAATAACAGGAAGTTCTGGTAGTTTAGAAAGTGCTTCCTGATAATAACTAATTGGTTGCACAGGATGATTTGGATTAGAGGTATAATCTCCTCTACGAATATGTAAAGAGATTACTTCACTATCAAAATTTTCTTTAAGAAATTCTTTACAATTAGAATACAACTCTTCATTAAATCTAAAGTCTTCTCGTATCTCATCTTCAATATGCTTGAAGTATTTTTCGGTTTGAAAGTATCCCATTAAATCTACATTATCTGGGCAATTGATGAATAATTCCTCATCAAATTCATGCTTTCTTTCCCAAAAAGTATTGGCATCCTGTAGAGCACAATCATTATTTTTTTCTATATTTTCAAAAACATCGTATAAAATAACATCAGAATTTTTGACATTATCATCATGCTGCCCAAAAACATATCTAGGTGGAATGATAAATCCATATCCCCTATTTCTAGCAATTCCTTTTAAAGAAGCATATTGAAACATTTGATTGGCAAGTCTTCCAAGATTGCCAATATGATTGAGTGATATCATACTTTATAATTAAATGAAATAGTAACTCTTGGATCAGTATTAAGACCAGGAGGAACCATATGAACAGTGGATGATTGAAAAATTAACAAAGAACGTTCAACTGGTTCTATAGAATATGAATCTGAATTATACTCATTTCTGATAGAATGTGGGGTACAGTAATAAAAATTAGGATGGTGAAATACTATAGGTGCAGATCCCTCTGGTCTTTTACAGAAATATACTCCACTAATAGAAGATGGTAAATGATGATGAAACTCTTGACTGTTTTTATTAGTATAAACATTCCACCACCACTCACTTAAAAAGAATTTATGATGGTCACAATTTAAAAATTTTGCGTATTCATTAACTTTAGTATTGATTCTTTCAAATAGTAAGTCAAAAATTTTATTCTCATACCCAATATTAAATGAATTTTGTGGGCTATTTGCTCCCGAATACCAGGAGTCTATCCCTCTACCTTTAACAACATCCTTTTCTTTTAGAATGTGTTGATATATTCTCATATTTTCTTCTTCAGAAATGAGATCGTATGACCGATAAACTGAAGTTGGAAACAATAAATGAATATTATCCTGCACAAATATATCACAATATATCAAATTATTATAATAAAAAAGGGAGTTGTTGTCAACTCCCTTGATTCTTTTCAGGCTCGCCACCAATTCTTTGACTGGAAATTGGAAACCAGGCGGGAGAGAGTCCCATCCGCACCACTTGCTTTTTTATGGGAAAGCAAGAAACCAGAAGGGGTCAAATTTGACTCCACCACTTGGTTTTAAGAAACCAAGAAAAGTTGGGTTAACTTTGATATTTCGGTGATACCAAAGAATGCTATCAGAAATAGCACATCCCAGAGTTTGAGTTTGATAGCAAAAGGAATACCGAGTAGTCCCCCAATAAACTTTATTATCAAACCATTTTTGAAATCTCCCCACAACATGATTTGATAACCAAGTAGGAGAAGAAAGTTCCCGATATACCTCAGGATACTTGTTTTAGACATAAGGGGTTTGCTCCCGACCAGTGCTGTTATAGACCATCCGTGTCTTCTTCATCGTCTCTTACATAACAAGGAACTCTATCTGGATCTAACCATTTCGCATACTCAATATCCTCCATTGCAGTAGAACATTGTAGAACATTATCAAAAAGATAAATGTCATTCCAGCGTTTGGTATAGTAATTTTGCTTTTGCAAACGATAATCTGGTTTGCCGTTTATCTCAAGAATACCTGCTTCAATAAAGCGATATCCTTCACGTTCCAGAAGAACTTTGGTTTTCATGCAACCTCAACAGATTCAAGATCGCTGGCGACATACTCCATGAGCATTTCGTAGTCGTCAAGAGGGTCACCAGAAAATACGACACCTTCATTTTCATAAAAGCGACGAACTTTTTTATAAAGTTTCGGATTCTTTACATCAAGGTAGATTTCCCCGTTAGCAGCAAGGCGAAGAGTGCTAACATCTTTCTTGAATTTTGCGGTCAGAGACATTGTTTTGTGTTGTTTGCTCTAGTATTATAAGGTGTTGAGACTTTTCTGTCAAGTGTGCCAGTCTATGAACTGGTTATGTTATATAGTCACTAAAATCTTTTGCACAAAGATACATATTTCCAGATATAGAAATCCTGTTACTATCAGATGTATAAAATGGATAAACACAATGATTAACTCTAGATGGAAACACGATAATTTCCTTCTCGAAAGTAGAATCCAATTCTATTAAATGCTCTTCCATATCACCGATTGCATTTGGATAATAAAATGCAAAAGATCCAGGACACTTATTATTTGAATTCTTACATAAGTCTTGATCAAATTCATTCCTAAAGTCATAGGGTATTTTTACCCATATAACAAAACTATAAAGACCAGTATGATGATGGACAGGATTGAACTCGTATTTCTTTTGATAATTTACCCACAATCTTTTAAGTTCAAGATTGTATCCATCAGCAATAACTGATTTTTCATATCTCATCAAATTATACTGCCTTTCATATTTGGCACATAATTTTACAAGGTATTCTTCAACAAAGATAAAATCTTCTTGTGACAAATTAATATCATAAGATTCTTCTATATTTCCAGCTAGGGTATTAACAGCTCTATTATTATTTTCTTTTGCATCCAATGCACTATTGACAAGACGATCAAAGATAGCGTCGGGAACTCTATCTTTAATAAATCCAATGCTATAAAATGGTATAGATTCCATAATTAAATATAGACTAATCGGAGTATTCGGATTTGAACCGAAATTATTCCGCTTCCCAAAAGCGGTGCCATGACCAAGTTAGGCGATACTCCGTAGTTCCAACTCACCAGAATGAACTGCTGCGTGGCAACAAGCACATAATAGCACACATTCCTTTATTTCGTCAATAATACGTTCGTGACTCCATCCACGAATCCCATGAAATTTAGCGTCTTTTTGAGATGGATCTAAATGATGAACTTGAAGTGCTGATGAATATTTATCATAACCACAAGAAACACACTTACCTCCCATTTCTTCAAGAATAAAATTTCTTTTTTTCTGTCCCAACTCTAATGTATATTTGTTATGACAAGCACCACAAACACTTTTTTTATGCCCATAAAACTTAGATGGATCAGTTTCTCCACAATGCCCACACTTATGCGTTCTCATTTTCGGTAGAATAAGTTTATCTACCGTTATTTATGTTTTTTATCAAATGGAGCCCAGTGCTGCCATTCGTATTTGTGTATTGCCCAGATACCCATAATAGGAAGCACAATCAAAATGTATCCAAGAAATCCAAGAGTATAGGGGTTTTCTAGAACCCATCGAGCAAAATGTCCCATCAGTATCCTCTCCAGGTCTTAAACTCATAATAAAAGTATTGATCCACTACCCTATCATCTAATGGGGCATTTTCAGTTCTATGTGCCCATACCTCACAAAATTCTACGATGCGACGATCGTGTAATGAACTATGTCCCCACATTCTTACAAATGCTGATGCGGCAAAGTGATACCGCTGTCTAATGTGCGGTTCCGTTTCCTTTATACTTTTCGGTGTCATAATATCCCCCTTTTGTTCCGAAGTAAAGAGTTGTTAATACGAAAGGAATTGAAACAAATAAAAGTGCTTTTGCTAATAACATCAGATCATCTCCATTGCTCGTTCTAGTTCAATATAATGGTTCATTTCATCCACTGCGATCTCTGCAATCTTTGCATCATCCTGATGATCCCAGAAGTAATCTAGGTATGTTTCTGTTGCATGAAACTCAATACCTGAGTTCAGATGATAAGCGAAAACAGGAGCAAGAAAATAATAACCCACCATAATCCAATAATAGATGAGAACCAAATGATAAGCGAAAAAGCGATCAACCCAGCGATCTGCTCCGCCACGCGACTCCATTTCTCTGAGGTGTTCGGTTTCATTAATTGTCTGTGCGAAGTGTTCTTTCATTAAGTAGTAATGTTCTTCTGTTCGGAGACCTAGTGATTCTCTGAGATGAAGAACACTGAGAAAAGCGAAGTAAGGTGCTCTGGCGATTGTTTCCAGCACCCAGAATCTTTGGATTGGTAGATCACGGTAGAGGAAGTCAATGATGGCTACCGTAATTGATAGAACTGCATCATTGAACTTTCTCATAGGAATACTCCTGGTTGATAATTTACTAACTTTTGAATCTCGGTAAGAAGTGCTCCATACTCCCTGAACTTTCTGTCTCCAGCAATATGGTGTCTTTGTCTGACCCACACTGCGTCTGCAATCAGACGAAGTTCATATTCTGAAAAATCTTTAAATCGTTCCATTGATAATCTCCTTATCTAACGTGATGACCACCAAACATAAATCTCATGCCATTCAGGATTTTTGCTCCGAAAGATCCGAGATTGCGTGAATTAAATCGCTCAAATAGGGCAGTAGTAATAACAGGAGCGGATATCCCCAAATCCACAGCGGCAGAAACAGTCCAACGACCCTCACCGCTGTCGGATACCCCACCAGAGAACTGTTTAAGCTCACTGTTGCCGCGTAACACATCAGCAGTAAGATCAAGTAACCAACTACCAACCACGCTACCACGACGCCATAACTCAGCCACCTCAGCAACATCAATATCATAGCAATAGGATTCGGGGTCTGCCATTGGGGCGACTTCTGCATCTCCTTCTCTAACATACTGAGCACCTGCGTTTGCGTTTTTGATGATGTTGAATCCTTCAGCGTATGCTTGCATGATGCCATATTCAATACCATTATGCACCATCTTTACAAAGTGACCAGCACCAGGACCACCACAATGCAACCAACCGTGCTCTGCAGAAGTTACGTCTGAGTCAAATTGAGTCCTGGGGGCAGCACTGATTCCTGGGGCAAGGGCATCAAAAATGCGCGAACAAGAGGCGACCGCAATATTTCCCCCACCAACCATAAGACAGTATCCACGATCCAAACCATAAACACCGCCGCTAGTGCCACAATCAATATATTGGATACCCATCTTTGCCAAACGTTCTGCTCTTTTCCGACTGTCTTTAAAATTGCTATTGCCATGATCAATAATAATATCTCCCTCACTACAAAATCGTAATAACTCATTGATTGTCTCCTCTACTGTTTCTGCTGGCACAACCATTTGGAAGATTCCTGGTTGTATTCCCCCGTTTTTTGTTTGTTTAACTACTTGAACAAGATTTTGAATAGTAGTTGTAACTCCATTAACAAATCCCTTTTCATAAGCTTCCTGAGCCTTTTCATAATTTCTCCTGTAACCCCAGACTTCAATTCCTGCCTTCATCATGCGGCGAGACATTCCTTCTCCCATTCGCCCCAGTCCAATTAATCCTACTCTCATAACTCTCCCCTAATATTGTGGATATGCGTGTGTAAGTCCCCAATAAACAAATAACCCAATGGAACTAAAAAGTAACAATGAAGAAATAAAAAGGTTATTCATCGTCTTCGTCCTCATAAGTAGATGGTTCTTCAAATAGTTCTTCTATTTTTTGTTGTGTAACTCTTCTTTGGAGTTCTTTTAAATCTTCTTCTGTAAGAGAGATCATTTGTCCTTGAGTAAGTCTTCTATTCTTTTACGCATATTTGAACTTTCCTGTTTCATATAGTCTCGGAGAGAATATCCTCTTTGACCTCTCATAATACAAGTGCCTTGATAGAACATCGTGGCGGCAAATACTAACAGGAAAACAATACCGATTAGTTCAGGGTAATGTTGAGCCATGGTAATACAGGCGGAATAACACCTACAAGTCGGAGGAGTCCTTCAGCAAATAAAGCAAGAACCACCCAACCGACGCACATGCTAATGATAGAAGCATTACGGTTGTGTCGTCGTATAGCAGCATCAATCATCTCCTGAACTTCAGAACGGCTTACAAACTCGTCTTGAGGTTCCATCACTTCTCATCTCCAAGAAACTTCGCAAGTGGGTCTTTTCTGGTCTTTACGATTTCAACTGATCTTTTGTAGAACATATTGTCCGTATTACCAGACGTTTCAAACGTCTCCTTGATCTTCACCCAATTGTCGTAGGTGCGTTGATCCATAGGGTTTTAGATTGAATATTATTAGTTATACTAGTGAGTACTTTTACTATGTCAACTATGTGTTGATACAAAAATATAGATTAAGAAAATCTAAAACTTTGTAATATTTGTAACAAGGAAGATCAGGGATTCGAACCCTGGAACGCTATTAACGTTATTAGTTTTCAAGACTAACGCCATCAACCACTCGGCCAATCTTCCGATTATGTTATAATATACACTATCTATTCAATTTCGTCAAGTGCTTATCACCCCATCAACAAAAAGAATTGAGTTTGAAAGACTACTCAAAAAACTTGGATATCGTGATAGGTCTCCAGTTTATCCAAAAGAAAATAAAAGATATCAACAAGTCAATTTTAAATGTGAGGATGGCGCTCTAGCAATTTATACATTTATAATACTTTATCAAACTAAAAAAAGTTACTTATACTTAGAGTTTGAAGACCATTATAACTCACCACAGTTAGAAGAAAAAATAAAAACTTTAGCAGAAAGAATTTATTTTCATGAAAAAACCAGAGTTGCAGAGGTTGGTTATGAAGTCAAATATACTAAGCAACCAAACGAATTTTCATTAGAAGAAAGGAAAAAAATCTTCTATAACTTTATGAAATATACTTATAAAAATTTAGAAGAGGGTATGGTCAAACTTTCTCCAAGACCTGGAGATGTTTTAGTTGCAAAACCACATGGACCAAAACTAAACGATGGTTTTACAGAGTCTTCACTGGTTATTGGAAAACACCAACGTTCTTTGGTTGCTCGCAGATTTGGTTTTGGAAAACTAAATGATGATGGATTTCAGTATGCACGTTATGATGAAAATACTATACTAAGACCTATCTAACTTCAAAATCTAAACGTCTTACTTTTCTATTTCTACGAGCATTTTGATATTCTAGGTCTTCATTGGAAAAGACACTTGATTTTTGATTTGAAGCATTAGAAGATACCATTACAATTTTAGACAAATCTAAAGCAGTAATAGTTTCCCCTCTAACTGTGGTCATATTAGAACACCCACAGCACCTTGTTTTTGTAGGGTGGCTAGTCAATTCGACTCCACACTCTTTACATCTAATTACAATCATGGTTTAAAAATAATTAACTTTATTATTCTGGAATTACTTCTTCAATTGGTTCTTCGACTGACTCAGTTTGTACAGGTGCTTGTTGAGGAACTTCTACTTCTACTTGGATATCTTCTAGTGCCGCAGATGCCGATCTGGCAGTCTCTGAGATAGACCTCAACATCCACACATATTTGCCATGAGACTCCATTAAGTCCTGAAGAATATTTGCTGTAGCAAGACTCTCAATTCTTTCAGCAGAATTGGAAGCATCAATTAGCATATCAATAAGTGTTTGATTATCACCAAGAAGTTGCTTCACCATCATCTTAGCGTTGATTCCCTGAGCACTATTTGATGCTTGTTCAATATGAGTGACTTCAGTGATTCTAGTTAGTGTGCTCACTGGTTTCATACCAAGAAATCTCATATGTTCAGTCAGACGATCGATCTCTTCAAACATTGCAGTATATTGCTCACCGAAGAGAGTATGTAGTTGGTGAAAATCAGGTCCTACAACATTCCAATGATAAATCCATGTCTTATGAAACAAGACAAACAAAGATGCCTGAATATCACTCAATTGTTTGAAAAGTTTTTCCATTATACTTCTTTTTTGAAGTATTTATAAAGTGGGCGATGACGGATTCGAACCGCCGACCAATTGCGTGTAAAGCAACTGCGCTACCGCTGCGCTAATCGCCCAATCAATTCAATGTTTATCCATAATGTATTCTACAGTATTTGCTACATCATTCATAGCATCACGTAGATGTTTTTGTTGTCCAGATTCTTGTCTGACAATTGGACGATGATCATCAGTCAAAGTCCAACGCCAGAGGTTCATATCTTTACAATACCAGAGATTAATTTTCATTCTTGAAGTATTCCAAACGAACCCAGTTAAGAAGAGTATTTAACTCATACAGTTCTTGTTTATATGTAGTATATTCTGGATAGTTTGAATCTCCAACTAAGTCAGAATCTTCAATAAAAGAAATTTCACTTTTAAGAAAATCCGCATAATGCTCAAAGGCAGTAATAGCAAGTTGTCTATCGAGTTGTGAAAGAAGAGACATAAACCACCTGACTCGTTACTTATAATACATTAAAAAGGGGGTTTTGTCAACCCCCCTATGTATCACTTCTCGCCCAGACCGACTTGTTGAACTTTCAGACGGGCACGGTTCAGGACCGAACCAGCAAGAGGAACATAACCCAGGTCATCAGCAATCGACTGTGCCTTAGAACTCAGAGCATAGTTCAGAGCATCACGAACAGCAGATGCCTTACCAGGAGCATAACCACTCTTATAGGCAAGAATCCAAGTCAGAGTGGAGATAGGATAGGCACGGGCACCTGCAGGATTGGGATCTTCTCCAGCAAGGGTCACGGGGTCCAGTTTGATGCCATTCAGAGCGGCAGCACCAGTCACAGCAGAAGGTCCAACAAACTTACCTGCCTTGTTCTGAAGCACAGCAGCCTGGAGTTTGTTAGCACGAACGAATCCAGTGTTCAGATAACCGATACCGCCAGGAGTGTTAGAAAGGGTTCCAGCAACGCCTTCGTTACCTTTAGCACCAACACCAGTAGGCCAGTTGATTGACTTACCAACACCCGCAGTCCAACCACCAAAAGCATCCAGAGAATTAGTGAATGCATAGGTAGTTCCAGAACCGTCTGAACGATGGACAACTCTGATAGAACCAGCAGCACAACCAACTTCCTTCCAGTCCTTGATGTGTCCCATAAAGATATGGACAACTTGTTTCTGAGTCAGTTTCAGTTTGCATCCAGGCTTGTTATAGGCAACAGCAATAGTTCCACCGACCATAGGAATCTGAACGACACCACGCTTTACTTTTGCTGCTTCCTTTGCTTTGATAGGTTCATCAGTAGCACCAAAATCAACAGTTCCAGCAACGAACTGGCGAACGCCAGCACCAGAACCAACGGACTGATAATTGACTTTTTCACCAGTGGTGGAAGAATAATCAACGAACCAACGCTGGTAGATAGGTGCAGGGAAGGTAGCACCAGCACCATTAATAGCAGGTCCAGCAAATGCGGTAGCGGGAGCAAGAGCGAGACCGATTGTAGCAATATGTTTGAGTTTCATGAGAATTAAAAACTTCTTTGTAATTGTACTCGATTAAGTTTAAGAGAAAGTTAAATGTCGCCAAACACCAAAAAACCTCCCCGAAAGGAGGTTTAGAGGTATAAAGATACTATCAGAAGCGGAAGGTCGTCTGAATCACACCACCATAATTGTCCGAAGCTTGCTTCAGACCTTGGTTGTTGGACACATAGAAGACCGCAGGAGTCACGCTAATCGCATCGCTAACCTTGTAACGATAGAAGGCTTCCCACATAATTGCCTTTTGGTCATCATTCAGAGTAGCAGCATTACCAGGAGCACCGATGGCGAAACCAGCGGCATTACCCTTCACAAACACATCGCTCCACTGAAGACCTGCCATCCAAGTTTGTGAATCGGTAGCAGCATTAGGAGTCGTGCGGTTGTTAGACAGACTTACGGTGTTCCAACCATAAGCAGCACTCACAGAAGGAATGATGCCCGACTTCTTGGGTTGCCAGTAAGCATTAATCGCATAACCATTGGAGGTTTGGTTAGCAGCAAGGTTACCAGAACCACCACCCAGAGCGTTGAAGTTACGGACGCGAGTTCCTTCAGTGCCGTAGCGGTAACCGAAAGCAATACCATACTGAGGAGCACGATACCCAACTTGAGCAAGAGTGTTCAGAGAACCATCTTCATCAAACTGACCTTTGGTAGAATCGTTACCGCTCTGGGCAACATAGTTCAGGTTAGCAACGAAACCACCTTTACCCTTCTTGGTGGGTTGTACCCACTCTACACCGAAACCAGAACCAGTTGCCTTGTTATAGACACCAGGAGCACCAGCAACGGAGAAGAAGTCAAGGATGTCCGACTTATATGCGGTAGGAACCCATGCCATCTCAGTGTTACGAACCTGAGCACCAGCGGTCAGATAAACGCCCTTAGCAAGTGCAGGGAAGCGATAGTAGAGACGGTCAAGCGTCATCGTGTTCGCATAGGTTTCTGCCTTGTCCAGTTTGAACAGTGACGAGGAAGAACCGAAAGGTTGCGATGAGAAGTTACCCGAACGCAGACGGGTCTTGAGCAGATCCTTACCAGTGAAGGAAGTATCAAAACTCAGACGGAGGTCATAGTTGAAAGCAGTGTTTCCAACGTTGGTACTGTTAGCAAGACGGGCGCCTTCTACACCACCCAGAACGAAGGTTGCTTCACCCTTGAGTTTGGTAGTAGTGGAAAACTGTTGTGCCTGAAGAGCAGCAGACTGCTTCTCCAGTTTGGCAACGCGACCACGAAGAACTTGAAGTTCATTGGCGAACTCAGTAGCAAGACGCTGGAGTTCATCGGTAACTTCAGTTACGCGATCCAGACAAGCATTCAGAAGAGCAGCGGCTTCAAAACGGGTCATGGACTTACCACCAAGGTAAGTTCCGTTTTCATAACCAGCAACGCAACCATAACGCTCAACCAGATTGCTGAGTGCCTGATAAGCCCAATCCGTAGGACGGACATCAGACAGTTGTGTGACGCTAGAAACTTGTTCTGTGGAAGTGTATTGGTTGACTGCTGCAATATTCAGGTCTGCGGCATTCGCAGCAACAGGAGCAACCATTCCAAAAGCAACAGGTGCAAGCATCAGTTGTTTGAATTTCATAAAAGTTTGTTTTTAGTACTAAACGACATTGTACCAGAGATACAGATATACCTCAAGTATTATGGGTCACATATAGACGCGAGTAGTTGGGGCGTCTGCTATGCGGGAGTATTTAGAGTGACTTAACCAAATCTTAAAAGATAATTAAGTTGGTGGTATCATAGCATAACCGTATCGGTTGTGTCAATTAAGATACGGTTAAGATTATTGTTAGGGAACAAAAACATCAAAATTCAAAACAATACGTTCATTGTACTTTGGAATTCCAGCAGCATGATAATGTGCTCCATCAAAAACCACAACTCTTCCTTGTTTTGGAGTAACTCTTTCTAAGATTTCAATGTGTGCATCATCAGTAATCAAACCCTTTGGATTATGCCAGTTTGGATTACCTGCTGTTGAATCATCATCTTCGTCTTTACCATACTCAAATTTATTTTTCAGAATAACCGTATCTCCATCAGAATCATTCACATAATATAAGAATACGGTATGAGGAACTTCAATATCATCAATATGAAAAAAGTCATGGTCCTTTTCATTCATTGATGGCAGTTGAAAAAATGTTCTAGCTCTTATTACATGGTCATAATTTACACCAGATTTATTAGAAACTTCATAAATTAGAGGTGAAAAAAAATCATAGTACTTACTGTTCATCTCTGGTCTGGTTTCACACAACCAATGAGTAAATCCAGAAGCACTCCCATAATTATCAGAAGTTAATAGACGATTATAATGCCAATCAAAAACTTTACCAAAAAGAGTGGCTTTTATTTCTTCTTGATATCTTTTTCCAATAACATTATCAATTACTTTTATCATATGACTACTCCCATGAAAAACTTAATGTAATTCTAGGACCAGTTACAACTGGTTCATGATATGTACCTTTTGGAATGAAAAGACTATCTCCAACATTCAATTTATAAGTAATACCTTCACAGATATATGACATTGTTCCCTTTGCTTGCAATATCAAAACATCGACCGTATCTTTATGATCACCAAAAGTTAAGTTATCACGTCCAAATGAAAAATAAACATGCATGACCTTTAATCCTTGCTTTGCAGAAACTTCTTGAAAAATTTGATTTAAAGTTCCTGGACGATAATCACTATGCAAAACAAAAGTTGGTGGATTAGTGAATTGTCTATGAATAGTTTTACGGAGTTTTACTTTTTCATGTGGATTTACTGAGGAATGTATCTCATAATCATTCCAGATAACAATACCAGTAAAAGGTGGTACTGATAACTCAGAAGATGCCTTATCCATAACATCATCCCAAGTCACATCCTTAACTGAAGGATAATGATTTCTGGTTAATTTTATACTATCTAAATGCTGGTCCACCATACCACCCAACTAAAGAAATTCTTTTACCACTTTTTAATCGACGTACTCTATGTATTATATCTGAAGGGAATATGATTACGTCACCAACATCCATTGAAATTGTTTTCATATTTCTCGGACCAGACATGAGTTGAAATTCTCCACCTTCATAGTCATCCTTTGATGATAAGCAAAGAGATATGCTTAGTTTTCTTATTATACCAGGATTGTACTGTTCAGTAGTAAAATCACTGTGCCAAGCATAATGAGAACCTTTTCCCTCATAGACTGTAAATTGAATTTGATCGTGCCAAGATGTTAAATCATAATTAAAAAGATTTAAGTTTGCACAGTTAATAAAGTGTGCCATCATACCAGCAACCCAATGGTCTGTTGGTATCCAAAAATTTTTACTTTTTCTTATATCAGAGTCAATGGCAGATTGAGAATCTTGAAGTCTAATCGTTGAGGATGTTAAAGATTCTTGTCCAAATTCTTTTTGTATTAGACTACAAAATTCTTTTTTAATGCCAGAAGGAATATAGTAATAATTATTGTATATGCTCATTTTTACTACTTCGTAAGAGCGGAGTATCGGAATCGAACCGACGACATCTAACTTGGAAGGATAGCGTTCTACCGCTGAACTAACTCCGCAATGGTGGGGATTTACCCAGCCTCAGAGTTTCCTCTTCACAGGCACGGAACCCCAGCGCATCTTCGCTTCACACGGACTAAAATATTATAAAGCATAATGAGTATTATGTCAAGCCCTTTTTTTATTTCCCCAAGTATCTGTCTGAGAGTGGCAATTTGGACATAAAAATCTTAAATTTTCTACTCGGTTGTCGTTATTTACACCATTAATATGGTCTATTTGTAGTGATATTGGATTTCCCATCCATTCAGATATACCACACTTTAAACATTCATACTTTAATATATCATCTTTCAATATTCTCTTTTTTAAATCTTTTCTATCATAAGTAGAAAATTCGCAAAAAATTTCAGAGTGAGTTTTCTTTTTGGTGCTTTTACCACCCTTCCTAAAAATAGGAAGTTTAATTCCTCTATTATCAAGGTCTTTTTTTACAATATCATAAGTAGTTCCGCTTTTATTAGTATATCCAAGTTTTTTACAAAACTGCCAAAAAGAAGAACTTTCTAAAAGAAAAGATTTTATTTCCTCATCAGAATATAAATTTTTAATAGACATATAAAAAGTTTATCTATTAGTATTTATACACTTCCTTATTTAGGAAGTGTATATTGTAAGAGCCCCCGACAAGACTTGAACTTGCGACATCGGCTTTACAAAAGCCGCGCTCTACCAGCTGAGCTACAAGGGCGAAACAGGGGAGGCCATCCCCCTGACCTAGAAATATTCTAGGTTTTAGTTGGAAGGAGTGCTCTTGAGGTTATCGCAGGATCACTTCCAACTCCCCCTCCTGGATTCGAACCAGGGACCCTACGATTAACAGTCGTTTGCGCTACCGCTGCGCCAAGGGGGAATACTAACGGGGGTGTTGCCACCCCACTATTTTATTTGGAACTTACAAAAGTATTGATTTTATCAGCAAGTGCTTCAACCTCTTCATATGTAGGAAACTCTGGATAATCCATTTTTACATTTCTATCCCTATTCCACATTTCTGCAAGATTATAGTTTGCGTGAAACTCATCTTGCGCCTGACCGTAAGCTTGCTTAAAAATTTCAAAGCGCAGTTCGTAAGGTGTCATTGTTTTACTCCTTGTGTGTTTGTGTGTGTATGGAGAATAAAATCTCCAATGCCCGAGAGAGGACTCGAACCTCCACTCCGAAGAACATGATCCTAAGTCATGCGTGGCTACCAATTACACCACTCGGGCTGGCGACTCAGGCTGGACTTGAACCAGCGACCGACTGCTTAGAAGGCAGTTGCTCTATCCAACTGAGCTACTGAGTCAAGAGACCTCCCATCTTTATCGACCCAGTGGGCAAGGAGGGGCAGGTCTTATACGGAGTTTGAACCCCCGCCGCCTATGAGACAATCATACCAGATACGGTGCGAATCGTCAAGATCCAAAAATTTGAATCGAAATTCTTGGTTCTGGTAAATAATTTGAGACTAATGTTACGACATGACCTTCATGAATATCATTCAAAACTAAAGACCTACATTCTGGAACTAGGGCTTTCATGATAGAACTACCATCCTCTTGCTCTTCTTGCCACACAAATAATCCACCATGATTAATATGCCATTCTTTGTTTAAGTATATAGTTGCACCAAATTTATGATTAGAATCATCATGAAGTGCGATACCACCGTTAGGTAGCGTTACATGATAATTCATGGATATTTTATTACAATAGGGTAAAATATCTTTAATTTCTTCGAGTATTTCTAATCTCAATTCTGGATTTACTTTTCTGAATAGACAGTTTCCAGAAATACCCAGTGTTGCATACCTTGGCCAAGCAAAGGTACTAACTTTCCAACTATCGGAGAGATTGGAATTAACATCATCAAGACATTTTTTCCACAAATCTAAACTAATACTATCTTTAAATACTTTCATTTGAACAATTTTCAATCCAAGGAGAGCAAATCCTCATGGGAGGAGCAAGTTTTTTACATTCATCAGTATAGCACACTGAATCGTCATTTTTTTCTTCAATATACTGAGGTTGATATCTTTTATTTGATTCAGAAATAATGCGATCATACTCAGGTGTGACTTCATCAATTGCTCGATCTATATCACGCTTGACTCTGCGTTCTACCGCGTGAGGATCTTGCAAAATAAGTTCATTCAAAATCCCGTTCGGGAAATATTTACGTTGAACTTCATCCAATAAGTCCCAAAGTGCGTGATCGGGAATTTTTGTACATTGTGAAAGTGCTGCAATAAGACTTGATAATACGACACCAACTATGAGCAGTTGTTTCTTATCAGTTTTCTTCTTACCGAAGTTAAAGTTAAACATAAGAAAGGGGAGTTCTGCAGCACTCCCCTTATATATTAAACTTCTACCGTGATCAGTCGGTTGGCATAATCATGAGCATACGAAGTGCGAGCACCATGATGCCCCCAACCAATCCAACTATACGCATAGTCCATGTAGCGGTTAATTGATTTACCAGGAGTCTTCATACGCTCCTCAATCTCTTTCCACTGGACTTCATTTGTTAGATAACGAAGTTGCGTGTGAAGATTTGATGGCGAACCACCAAACTTCTTAGCAAAATCACCCAATCCATAATAACGGTTGGCAGATGTCCATTGAATCAGTCCGTAACCGCGTCCGCAGTTACCCCAACTGGTTCTGCTACC